GCAAATTCATTTGTCGCAGCCTTGTTGCCTGAAGCCAGGGGGAAAAGCTATAATTCTACGCTGTGCTGCTCGTCGGGTGGCCTGTGCCGTTGTAGCTCAGTTGGTAGAGCAACTGATTCGTAAGTAGAGGGTCATCCCACGGGAGTCCCAGCGAATAGTGGCTCTTCTGGGTGACTCAGAACGGCTAAGAAGGTTATAGTAAGGTTTCGCCGGCATAGCTCAGTTGGTAGAGCAGCGCATTCGTAATGCGAAGGTCGGGGGTTCGACTCCTCTTGCCGGCACCAGAAAGCACAAGGCCCTCCGCTCGGAGGGCCTTGTTGTTTCTAAGTAGGTTTCAGCCTTCCTAAGAAGGCACCACCCCTCCCCAGCTCACACCAGAATCACCCGCTCCCCGGTATCGGGCAGGCGGCGCGGCGGCGAGAAGTCGCCCACGGCTACATGCCCAGAGGAGGCCCCGGCGATGAGGTAGGACGTAGCATCAAGGGCGTGATCGACCGCCCGCGTGTCAACGTCCTCCGGGTTCCGCGGATCGCGGGGCAGCGCCGGGACGGTCTGCAACCAGAACCGGCAGCGCGAGGTGACAAAGAACTCGCCCTGCACCATCAAGGACTTCAGGGCCTCGAAGCGAGGCACCCGCGGCCCCTTCCGGGCGGGCGTTACCCTGACCCCGGCTTCCCGGAACAAGTCGCTGATACTCGCCTCCATCCGGCCCGCGGTCCGGGCTTCCGCGGCGGAGTCGATCACGCCCCGGGCGCGGATTCCGTTCCGGGCGCAGACGGCGTGAAGGGCGGGCGCAATCTGGCCCGGGGTCCGGCCCGTCCCGCGGCTCAGGTTCCGGGGATCGAACTCCGCGTGTTCGTCGTACAGGACCCAAGCCCCCTTGGGCAGTACCCGGTCATCAGGCAGACGCACGTCATAGGCGAGCTGTCCGCCCAGCATGGCGACCATCGGAGCGGCAGAGCCCCAATCAATCCCGAGCTTCAGCGAGGCGAACAGGTGCGGCGGTAGGTCGTGATGGTCGATGACCATTTGATCGGCCCGCCACGTCCCGGCGAAGAAGTCCCCCGTGATCGCGGACCAGTCGCCCGTCCGCATCGCCTTGTACAGCGCCGGGTCCGTATGGCGCAGCACCTCGAAGTTCCGCCGGTAGGCGTCCGGGAGGTGCGGGTTGTCGTCAAGGACGCTGGGACAATACACCCAAGAGTTCCCCCCGAACTCGAACGGCACGAAGGGCTCCCGGCCCGTGACGTACCGCTCCGCGAGGGCGGAGTGATTCGCCCCGCCCGGGTTTCCGGCAAGGATCATGCGCAGGGGGACGCCCGGGGCGCGCAGCGATAGCCCGAGCTGGTCAATCACTTCCATCCCCGGGCCTTCGCCCGCCTCATCCACGGCGATGAGCGAGAAGTTCATGCCCTGGGCTACGTCGCTGATGGAGCTGGAGGACTCGCAGTGCGTGAGCTGGATCGTCCCGCCGTTGGGCAGGCGGAAGATCGAATCATTCATGTTGAACTGGACGCCCGGCCCGAAGGCGGACCGGAGCAGCGCCCGCAACTCCTCCGCGAACTGGAGCAGCGACTTCAAGCGGCGGCGCGTCACGAGGACCCGGGCGCGGTTCTTGTACTGCTGGACGTGTCGCAGGATCAGAAGTTGTAGGCCGAAACTCTTGCCGCCCCCGCGGCCACCGCCAAGGAACAAGAAATGGTCCTCCGGGACCATCAGGACCTGAGCTTGGAACGGGGTCGGGCGGATTGTTTGGGTCATGTTTCCTCACTCCATACGCCAACCCCTTCCCGCACCCGGCCCCACGTCATCGGCGGAGTCCGCACAGCGCCCAAGACACCGGGCGCGGGAGGAGTTGAACAGGGGACAGCCCCGGAGCCCTCCGCCGTCCCCGCCTCGTGAGGGGCGAGGCGGAAGGGTGCGTGAGGTTTGGACGGCTTCCGGCCCGGGGCGGAACTCGGTTGTCAGCGTCCGCGGGGCTTCGTGCCGCGGTACGCCTTGTTGATAGTGGCTTGCAGTTGCGTGGCGACGGTCCCGCGCTTCATCGCGGCCACGGTCGCGTCACGCCCTTGCTGGCGTTGTTCGTGGATGGCCTTCGCCTTCTTCACGTTGGGTACAGAGCCGTTCATGGTCCGTTCTCCTCTGGTTGTTTAAGCAATCTCGCGTGCCCTCTCGATGCAGGCAGGACACATGCGGTTTCCGGCGTGGGCGCTCCAGAAGTCCCGGCCACACATCAGGCACCGGCGGACCTTCACGCGCGGGTCATCTTCACGGAAGAACCGGGAATTGGCCCCGGCCCGAGGACGGGCCGGGAGGCGGGCGGGTTTCGCCTTCGCGTCCATTGCCGCCGGTCACTTGCCGAAGTAGTCCCGGAGGCCCACAAGGAACAGAGCCACGGAGCCCGTGATGAAGATGCTCAACAAGGTAAGCATCCCCTTGCTGCGCAGGTCCTCCCCGGCCCTCCGCCATTGGCGGAGGTGCTGGAAGTCCCGCTGCATCTCAATCGGGTTCGAGGGATCGGCCCCCATCTGCACGAGGGTCTGACGGACGGCTTCCGCGATGAGCTTTTGCAGCTCCTCGTGGGTCATGTTTTGGAGGCTCATGCTCAGGCCTCGCTTTCGTCGTCGGCTTCGGCAATCGCCTGACGGGACAGCGCCAGCGACAGGTTCGTGATCCCGTCCGCCTTGCCGCGGACAAACTCGCGGTCAGCCGCAACGGCGGACTTGTAGGCGAGTTGGACGCCTTCGAGCTTCGCGGTCATGCGCTTCCAGACCTCGCCCAGCAGGCGCTCCGCGAAGGCCTGAACGGCGAACGGGCGGCGGTCCTTCGGGCGGCGGTCGATCACGGTGGCGATGGCAGCGCCAAGCACCATGTCCCCGGTCATGATCGCGGTACGGGCGGCGGTTTCGAGTTCAACCGGCCCGGCCCCTTCGAGCTGGAGCTGGTATTGGGTGCGCTTCGGATCGCCCAAGGCGACACGGCCCAGCATCGTTGCGGGTGAGGGATAGACGGCTTGGATTGCGGCGGCTTCCGCTGCGAGGGTCTGGAGGCCCTTGAGCATGGCGGCGCGGTCCGCTTCGGAACTGGCGATGAGCTGGCGGTGGATGTTCGCGGCCTTGTTCGCGGCGTTCTTCTTGGCGAAGGCACGAGCGGTGGCGCGGTCCTCCGGGGAGGCGGAGGCGATGAGTTCGTCAGCCTCGCGGGCGTAGCTGTCCCGGGCTTCGGTGACAGTGTTTTGCAGCTTCTCGATCTTGCGCGAGAAGGCGGTGGCCGTCTCGGTGGCGCGGTCGCTGAGTTGCTGCGCGCGTTCCTCGTTCAGCGTCACGCCGGAGGGAACGGTGGAAAAGTCGATGGTTGCCATGTTTCGGGTTCCTCTGAAAAGTCGTCACGACTAGGAAGGCCACCAAAACACGTCATCGGAGGGGCCATTCCCACCTACACGCCGGGCGCTGGTGCCCGGTCGCTTTCGAGGAACCATACTGTACGAATGTACAGCTCGGCAAGGACTATTTCTTGTATAACTTATTGATCTACTTTACTTTTTCGGATTCGAGCCGGGTGCAAACAACGGCCCGATCCAGCGGGCGGCTGGGGTCCGGGCGGCAGTCCATGCGCTCGAACCGGGACGGCTCCGGCCTCCCGGCCAGGGGCTCCGCCGGGGCGACCCGGACGGGCGGCGCGAGGCGCGGCGAAAACGTGCCGACCTGCGCCCGGCGGACCGTATCCAAGGCGGAGTATGGGCGGGGCTCCTCCGGTGCCGCCTGCGTGGCGAGGGGTAGCAGGACGCCCAAGGTGAGGACGGCGGACCGACGGGCGGCGCGGCTATGCGTCGCGGTCGTTGATGTTGATGACACGGCTGTACTCCTCCGGCGACAAGGCGGCGTTGATTTGGATGAGGACCCGGGGCTGGTCGGTGTTCCCGTCGCCCTTGTTGATCTGGAAAATGTTGGAGGCGAGCCATTCCGCGGCCTTGAAGTCCCCCTCGTTCTTCATCTTGTCTTTCATGAAGGCGACAATCTCCCCGGCTCCGTCCGCCCGGCCCTCCTCAAGGGCGAGCTGTAGCGGGCTCAGGTCCCCGTCGTCGCCGTCCGCCTCCTTCAGGCGCTTCCACTGGCTGGGGGATAGCCCAAGGGCGCGGCGGATCGTGTGCTCACGGTTCCCCTCCGCGGCGAGCATTCGCACGAGTTCGAGGTGTCGCGGTTCCAGGTCGGGCAGCGCCAACGCGCCCCCGGGCTCCTTCTTGGTCAGCTGGTTGTCGGCGGGCATTCTTCGGCCTCCTTCTTGATGCGATAGACAACGGACTTCGCCACCCCGGCGAGCCGCATGATTCGATTGATGGGCGTCCCGGCCTTCAGGAGGGCGGCAATCCGCTGCTCCTTCCCGGGCGATACCTTCGGACGGCCCAAGGTCTTGCCTTGCTTCTTCGCGCGCTCAAGCCCCAACATCGTCCGCTCCCGGATCAGGGCGCGCTCGAACTGCGCCAGCGACCCCATGACGTTGAACATGAGCTGACCCGCGGGCGTGGAGGTGTCCAGCGCGAGGTCCCGCACGAACAGCCCGACCTTGAGGGCTTCGAGTTCTCCGACCGTGGTGATGAGGTGCGGGAGCGAGCGGCCCAGACGGTCGAGGGCGGTGACGGCCACCATGTCCAGCTTCCCGAGCACCGCGGCCTTGAGCATGTCGTCCAGCCCCGGGCGCTTGTCGCGGCCCTTCGCCCCGCTGATGCCTTGGTCGATGAACTCCGCCACTACGGTATGACCCCGGCCCGCGGCCCAATCGCGGAGGGCCAGCAGTTGGTTATCCACCGTCTGGTCTTTGTTGGTTGATACGCGGGCGTACAGGGCAACGCGGGCCATGGTCAGCCCTCCGCCTTCGAGGAGCCGCGGGCGACGTGCGCCGGGATCGCCTGACCGTCCGGGACCACGAGGCGGAACCGCTCCGCGCCGTCCGGGCCGATGGTGGAGCGGACCCCGTAGCCCTTGCGCTTGAGGTCCCAGCCGAAGCCGGAGCGCACCGTTTGTTCCTGCCACGGCTTGCCCCCGGCGGACAGGGCGGCGATGAGCTGGGCCATCGTCACGCCGTCCGGGCGCGACAGCTCGTCAACAAGAACCGCCTGCTTGGAGCCGATCAGGCAGGGCTTGACGGGCTCGCCGGTCGGCTTGAGGTCGGTTCCGCGGCGGGCGCGGGGATTCGGCTCGCCCTTCGCCTTCTTCGCTGCTGGCCTCGCTGCTGCCTCCTGCTGCTTTTCCTTCCATGCCTGTACCTTCGCCCAGGTCCGGCGGATCGCGTCCGCCTTCGTGCCGAAACGCTTGACCGGCTCGCAGCCCAAGGGGGCGGCGCAGTCGTTGTGCAGGGCGACCAGCTCCGGGCCGGTCATCGTGGCGAGGTCTTGTTCAGTGAGGGTCTGGCGGTTCATGGTCGGCTCCTTTTCAAGTTGGCACGTTTATTGCTATGCGCCCCGAAACTATAGCTGGAAGCAGTCGGAAAAGGAACCTTTGCCGACTTGCGAAAACCGCAGGGGTGGATTCGTGGAGCCGCTGGCCCTTCCGGCGGTCGATTCCGCGGACGTTTTCCGACTTGTATGTTTCAGGCGCAGGGCGGCAGTGCGGGGGTGCCAACAGGCCCAGAGGGGCGAGCGCGCAGCGGTCCGGGTCAGTACGTTTTCGCGCGGGTCAGTACGTGGGTCAGTACGGCTTAAACCCCAGCCGTTATTGGATTCGTTCTGACCGTTCTAACCGTACTGACTAAGTAAGAGAGAGATAATCTGAAGCGGTCCGGTCCGATGATCGCCGTGCCTCGGCTCCCCTTGGGCTATGTCTCAGGGGCAGTCGCCGCCGGACCGGACCGGCTCACGTTTTTCCCGGCAACTAAGTGCCCAGTCTAGTCCGCTCGGTCAGTACGTCGAGACACGAAACCCGCGCGGCTATTGGCTTTCGCCGCGTACTGACCCATGAAGAAGTAAAGACTGACCGGCCACACGAGCCAGTACGCGGCCAGTACGTCGCAGCCCGAAATGCAAAACGGCGAGGAGGTCCCCGCCGTTCGGCCTGCATCGCTGCTACAGGGTTGGTCGTCAGTCGTTGCCGTGCGCGTCAGCGATGTTGTCGGCAATCGCCTGGAGGGCGTCCCGTACCCCGTCCAGCGTCTCGGCTTGCAGGGGGTGATCGCTGCGCAGCGGTTCGCGTAGGCCGTCGATGGCGTCCGCCAGCGGCTCGGTAGCCTCAGCGAGGCCCCGCAGGCTCATTGCGATCTCATCGCCCGCAGCGGCCTTCGTGTATGCCGCAATCAGCGTTGCGCGGGCTTCCGGCGGGTAGTCGGCAAACCGTTCTTCAACAAAGCGCGCGGCCTCCGTCATCCAGGCGTGCGCCGTCATCCCGGCTTGTCTCATTACCGTCTCTGCATCCAACATGACTTTCTCCTTCGTGGTCGGTGGTTACTCAGTTGCGATAGTAGGGGAGGCCCGGCCCTCCCCGGTCGTTTTTCAGAATGGCGACGGCGCGGGCGTCTCGTAGTAGTCATCAGGCTCCGGCGGCCAGTTGCTCCACGGGAACAGGCTGGCGCACTCATCCCACGCCCGGCGCAGGTCGGCCAGGCGCCAAAGATAGCCGTTTGCGCCTCCGCCGCCCTTGCGATACTTCGGCGCGGCCAGCTTCGAGGCCAACAGCTCGCGCATGTTGTTATAGGTGACGTGGTTCGCGCCGGGGCGTCCCTGCACCCACTTCCGCGCGGCCTCAATCAGCGCCTCGCTGGGCACGAACAGCACACCCGGCGAGCGGAGGCGCTCGGCTCCTGGCGGCAGCTCGCCCGACAGCAGCAGGTCGAAGATGTACGCCTCAACCCCGCTCAGGCTTTCGGCCTTCTGGCGTGCCAGCGCCTCCGTCTGAGGGATGTTCCAGCGCGGCTCCCAGTCGCCCAGATCGAGGTGCAGCAGGTCGTACAGCATCGCGGCGAGCCCGTCCCCGGGCACCATGACGCCGTTCTTGCCTTCCTTGAATAGCTGGGAGGCGATGGGGGCGAAGTAGTCCCGATCCTGCTTGTGATCGTCGGGCACGTCAAAGACGGCGAACCGGCGCTCATCCACCCCCGCGGGCACCACCCAGCCTTCGTTCGAGGCCATGAAGATGTGCAGATAGTTCGGCGCGGTCTGGATGTCCTGTCCCTTGCCCTCAATCGTCAAGGTATCCTCGGTGATGAGGCCCTTCAAGACGGCTTCCGCGCGCTTATCGCCTTGCGTCACCACCTCATCAGCAAACAACAGGCAGCAGTCGCGCAGGTGCAGGTTGAAGTCGCCGGTCAGGTGCTTGGCGCTCGTGATTTGTAGGCCGTGCTGGCCGAACATCTGCACGAGGGCACGCCCGAGAATCCCCTTGCCGGTGCCGCGGTTGCCGCGCAGGACCCAAGCCACACCGGCGGGCCGGTCGGGGTTCTGTACCGCGTCAGCCATCCACTTCAGGCCAAAGTCCGAACCGCCGCACAGGTACAGGATATGGTCGCGCATCAGCGACCAGTCGCCGCCTGGCCTCGGCTCCACGCCCCAGCCGCGCCAGAGGTTCTGAAAGCCGTTGATCTCCGGCTCCTTCCCCGGCACGAAGCAGATGCCGCGGACCTCGCGGCGCTGGGGATGGTCAAGCCACCAGTTGCCTACCGGCTTTTCAATTGGCTGACCGTTGGCATTGAAGCCGACCGTCACCCGCCGGTTGCGGTAGCGGTTGCGGAAGTCCTCGAACGATTGCAGGTCAGGCGCTTCGCGGTCCAGCTCGGGATGAGTGCAGCGCCAAGACAGGACGCGAACCTTGCCGGAGGTGATGACGGCGTGATGGTTGTTCAGCTCATCCAGCAGGCTCCCGGCATCTTCACCAACATTCCCCCGCGCCTCGTTGCGCTCGGCTTCGGCCTTCTCCACGGCGTTGTGCGCGCGTTCGACCTGGCGGGCGGCGTACTTGGGCCGTCCGGTCTTTTGGTCGTAGATGTGGCCTGAGATGAGGTTGTCACGATCCAGCAACGTGGCAACAATCATTTCGTCCGGTACGCCAGCCCGCACGAGGTCGCAGCAGACACGCATGACGCCCTTGCTGCGGTCGTCATAGGTGCCCGGGTAGATCGGGTCATCGCCGGTTGCGATCAGGGCCAGCGTGTAGTCCGACAACATGCCCGGTTTCGGGTCGGGCTCTGCGAGGGCGTCTTGATACTTGCCGTTGCGTTCAGCCCATGCGCGCAGCTCATCCGTACCCATGCGAGCCGGTACGGCTGCACCCTCGCCCAGACCCGGGCGCGGCGATGCCGTCCTGCTGGCGGTAGGTGTGCCGCTGTCGGTCGCTTCGACCTTCGGGAAGGCTTCCAGCGCATAGGTCGCCCCGGTCCATGCGATCACGCGCGCCAGCTCGGGCTTACGACCCTTCGCCGCCTTCTTCTTGTTGGGCACATTGATGGTGCCTGGCAGGCGCATGATACGGTCGCAGTTGTGCACGGCATCAGAGCCGAATACACGCTCAAGGCCCCGGTTGTATGCCTCGCCGGTCGCCCACGGTTCGGGGTTGTCGGCGGTCGGGGTGGCGATGGCGAGCGGTTCAGTCAGCAGCCAAAACGCTTGATAGCCCCCACCAGAGAAACAAACGGCGGACGGCTCCGGGATACCGGCAGGCAGGCCGGTCGTCAGCAGGGCTTCGATGCGTTGCCGCTCCTCGGTCAGGTCATAACCAACACGGGGGTCGAGGTCAGCCCAGAGGGCGCGGAAGGCGGCAATGTCGGGCTTGCTTGGCTTCACTCCCATTGGACGGCGTACCTTGTTGGGGGTGAAGTACAGGTTGCGCTTACCCTGGTGCGCAACGATCCAGTCCGCGGCCTCGTCGGCCTCGCTGGGCTTGAAAGTGCGCGTCTCGGTCTTGCCGTCAGGCACTATGGCGACCAAGCACCAGTCATCGTCCGGCGACCAGCGGCGCAGGAAGTCGATAGCCGCGGCGGTATCGGGTTTGAGTTGTTCCATCACACGCCCTCCGCCGTGTGGCTTTGCTCTTTCGAGGCCAGCCACTCGTCCAGCGAGGCCCGGCGGTAGCGGACCAGACGGCCCAACTTGGCGTAGCGCGGCCCGCCGCCCTTCACCCGGAGGAGTTCGAGGAGCTGGCGCGACACTTGGAGGTAGTCGGCGGCCTGCTGGGTATCGAGGACATCACGCGGTTCCATCTTCGCGGCCCTCCCTCAACAGGTACTCCATCAGCGTCCGCCCGAACGTCAGGCGGTGCGCCTCGTCCAGGTCGAACAGGGCCTTGGAGAAGTCCGGGTCATCGGTCGCGGCGGGGTTTTCCTCCACGCGGCGGCGCAGCGCCTTCTCCCGGCGCAGCACTTGCGAGACGGCCTGAACATAGATCGCCTTCAGGCTGTCTTCGTCCAGCTCGCGGTTGCCGCCGGGCTCCGTAAGGACGGCCAAGCCGTCCTCCGGGAGGTCGGTTTCCAACGCCAGCTCCCGCAGCGTCCCCCCTGCCAGCAGGTAGCCCCGCACGAAGGGATGGGCGGCGTTCTCGCCCAAGGAGAAGTCCGCGCAACGCTGGGCGAGGTTGAGGAGCGACTTCTGACGGACGCCCCGGGCGTCCGGTTGGGCATCGCGCCATGCGATCAGCTCGTCAATGTCATAGACGGACGTGCGCCCGGATAGCTTGTATGGGCGCGGGAAGGTCGGATCAGACTTGGCAATCCGGTAGAAGGACGGATAGCTTTTGCAGATGAGTTCCGCCGCCTGAGTCGGGCGGAGGTACTTGGCGAGGGGTTTTGTAGGTTTCCTCATTGCGGGCGGTCCCCAAGAACGTCCGCGCCGCCCACCAGAAACAAGAAGGGGAAGCGCGGAGCCGATAAACACAGCTCGAACGCTTCCCCTCGGATGACTCGCATCAGAACTGGCGAAGGTCGAGCCACCTGGCTCGTTCGTTCTCCATTTCTGATACGTCCCGGGGAGCCCGCTGGCGGGCTTTCGGGATATGGCGAGACTATAAGACTTCCGCGTGTGTCCGTAAAGCGAAAAGTCTTACTAAGTCATTGATCTATATACTTTTTCCTTTACTTCTTCGGCTTCGCATTCCGGCTAACTGCTTGACCCTTTTGGGTTTTCTTCTCGCCTTCGCACAGGAGGCGGAGGCGGTCGGAAATTTCCTGCATTGGAGCCCGGAGGCGGTCGAGTTCGGGGCTGATGTAGCCCGCGGTCACGTCCTGCTTGTCGGGGAGGCTGTGATTCACCAACATCTTGATGGCGTAGGGTGATATGTCCAGCGACTCCGCGACCGTGATGAACGTGTTGCGCAGGCCATGAACGGTGAATTTCACGCCCAGCTTCTCCTTCGGCTCCGCAATGTGGCCGCTCTTGCTCTCAGCCGGGAACACCCACGGCGAGCCCGGGAAGAAGGTCTTGGCCTGCTCGCACTTCTGCCGCTCCTTGAGCAAGTCGATGAGGAAGTCAGACAGCGGCAGCAGGAAGGCCCGCGTTTCACCGCCCTTGGGCCGCGGGATCAGCAGGGCCTTCTTCTCCCAGTCGATATGCTCCCAGCGGACAACGGCGGCGCTTTCGCGGCGCAGGCCGGTGAACAGGACAAAGCGGAGGTAGTCCCGGCGGATCGGGTTGGTCATCGCCGTGACCTCCTTGTACCAAGCCGTCAGGTCCGCACTCGGGATCGCCGCCTTGCGCCGCTCCTCCGGGAACCAATCAACGGCGATGGTCGGATTCACGCCCAGCTCGTCATGAATCTTCAGCGCGTGGTTGTATGCGGCCCGGAACACCCGGAACACGCTGTTGGCGACATAGGGGCCGTTCTTCTCCCCAATCTTGTGGTGACGCTCGCGGCAGTCCTTCCGGGTGATCTCCGTCAGCGGCTTCTTGAGCCAGTCGCTCAGGTACTGGTCGGACAAATAGCGGTAGTCCTTCAGGGTCCGTTCGGATCGCTTCTTGTTCGACTTCAGGTGCAGGTCGAGGGCGTCCCCGAAGGTGACGGAGGCGGCGGGCTTCTCCTCCTTGTTCGGGTTGATCCCCTTACCCATCTTCATCAGGAGTTCGCGGGCCTCCTCCCGGGCCTGATCGACGGTATAGACCCCATACCGCCCGATGGAGGTGCGGACGGTCTTGCCTTGGAGGTCGCGTTGCACAAAGAAGGTCTTGGCCTTCGCGCCCACGCAGACGCCGAAGCCCTTCAGCTCCGTGTCAAAGTACAGGTGCTGGCGCTTCTTGTCGTCGGGTTGGACGAAGGGGAGCGCCTTGACGGCGCTCTGTGTGAGCTTGATGGAGGTGGTCATTGACAGCCCTTTCTAGTAACGGAATAATAAGGGCCGTAGTTAGAAGCCGGTAGGGTGAGCGACTAACGAAATGGACCCAAACGCCCGTAACCATAAGGGTTTTCCGGCCTTATTAAAAGCCCGGACCCCCTCTGTAGGGTATGGCTGTCTTAATTCGTAATCAGTAGGTCGAGTGTTCGATTCACTTCAACGGCACCAAAGAATTCAAGGGGTTACGGTCAAGCCGTAACCCCTTTTTACTTTTCCT